GCTACGAGAACCCCTCTATTTTCGATTTTAAGCAGTCAGACGGCAAATTGTACCAGATAAGAAAATAAAGCTATTATGGGACTTATATAGTGTCTAGTAATTTTATATTAGTCATCATAATCTTTATGAAGAACGGGATTATCAGCTAATGAGGAAATTATTGTACTAAGTGCTTCTCTATCACTCTTATCTAGGGACAAGAAATCGATAATAGTAATTTTAGTTTTATCAGGAAATGTCATTAGGCCTGCAAGAAATCTTCCGATATTTGTATCAGCATAGTCTTGCATTTCCTTTATCATAAAGTCTTTTTTCTCTTGACTCCAATTTTTAAACTCTTCTTTAGCAAATCTTCTATGTCCATAATAGTCTGTGATTTCTCTAAGGTTTTCTATTACGGTATCCCTTACTTTTTCACCACGAGTTAGAGCTAATAAACCATATCCTGCGAAGTCTGCTGGGGAATTCATGTTGTCGCTATATTTATCTATAGTAGAAGACAGATAGTCAGTTCTTCTTTCGTCGTCCCCTAAAAGATATCCAACATTTACCCTGAAATATTCAGCAAGTAGTAGAGCAGGTTTTGATTTGATTTCATTATTTGGATTTTCCCAATTTTGATAAGTTCGTAAAGTAATATCCAAACCTAGTTCTTTTTTTATAATATCTTCGTAAAATTCTTTTTGGGAGAATCCTTTTTCTATTCTAAGTTTTTTTAGATTATTTTTAGGTGTTTGTTTTTCCATTAGTTATCCTTTTATACGTTTATCTAGAGTATAACATAGTAGAGAGAAAAAATAAAATCATAGACGAAAAAAATTTCATTTATCGCTTGACAACGAAAATAAATTCGTTTATAATTCAAGTTGTGATGAAAAAACTTTCGTCTGAATCAAGATTTTTTAGAAAGGAGTGAGTTGATAATGTTGTTAACTATAGAACATGCAAAAAAGGTTCGTCGAAAACGAGGAGAACTTCAGTTAGGAAAAGTTCAGTTAGCCAAGAGGTTGAAAATTACACCTCCCACTCTAGCAAAGATTGAAGCTGGTAACTACGATGCACCTAAACGCATTTACGAAAGTGTGATAGAGTGGCTTTTAGAAGATTACTAGAAAGGGGCATAAGACAGAATCTAGAAATATTTTGCTTGCTACCTATGGCAGTATCAAGGGTTTGTAGGGGGGTGACTCCTTTCTCCCTAGAAAGCTCTTCCCCTTGGTACTGTTTTAGGTGGTAAGCACTGATAAAAGAAGAAAGGAAACTTATGGAACTAGTATATATGGACGGTAAGAAAGAGCCGTATACGCTGAGCAGTATCGTTGCAGAGTGTACAGGATTGCAACATCACACAATAACCAAGACGATCCGCAAACATCAAGAAAGGTTTGAACGGTTCGGAAAGGTCGGATTTAAAATCCAAGCTATGGAAAGTGGAC